TGCGAATCCACTCGTTGACAAATTCTTTTTCCTCGTCGGTTAACGGGCGTCGATGGTTATCGGCTACTGCTTTAACTTCATCATATTGCTGACCCGAAACATCTTGCTGGAGACCTGCACTATCAGCGGCATGCGTTTCGCCCCCCCCTTCTCCAAATGATTGATCACCTTCAGGAGAATTTTCTTTTGGAGTCCGCACCAACGTAAACAGATGCGGACTCCGTTTAATAGATACAGCCACAGACTCTTCAAAGGGCGGGGTAAACGCAGTGCCTTTTTTCACCGGCCTTGGCCCACCCATGTTGACGGTACGATTTAAAATAGCTTTGACAATATCTTCCATGTCTACACTCCTTTGCATGGATTGATTACCCGCTTATAGATGGCGAGCTATCTATTTTTATCCCAAATTAAGGGATCACCTTCAGGATATAGACCGCATCCCGATGATACAGAACCGGCAGGCCCTTGTCCTGCACCCTGACAAAATACCCATCAGGTTCAATTTCGGGCCAGGAGTCAATCTTCATACCCCAAACCCGCTCGTTTCCATACGGTGCCATCATATACTCAGCAATCGGTCCGTCGTCCACGTTGCGAGCAATGAAAATCACGTAATCGTCTGGCACATAGAACTGCACCATGGTGGCCATGTCTTCGCCGGCCTTGTAGCTGTTTTCCGGAGCAGCTGCAACCGTCACCTTGCCGGAGGCCTCGTCGACCGCGCTGATGGTCACGTACTCATAGGAATTGTCCTCTGAGGTGTCAATCAGCTTCAGGCGGGCGCCCACTTCCATGTCAGACGCGTTGTCCACGTAAATCTCGGTGGTCGAGTCCCCGGTGACCGCAGCGGTCAGCGTGGCTTCCACTTCGTAGACCTCGTCATAGACGGAGATGTCGTCTGTGGGCAGCAGGCTGTTGACAATTTGCGGGTTGGCTCCGATGACCTTGTGCACCTTTCCGCCGTACAAATCTCCCTTGGCAAAGGCTGATTGCTTTAAAAGCCCAACGATGTCATCATCTCTGGCCATATACTTGAAGGTATTGCGATTCATGATGGCCTGAATGTTGGTGCCAGCGCAATCGTCCTGGATGGTGCCCACGCCAGTGATAAAATCATCAATAATATCTTTTTCTTCACCGTCGGCCCAGGATTTGGTTGCCCCGTTGGTAACAATGTGGGTATCGGGAAGCGCATAGTCCACCGCCGTCACCCGGTTATCCTTGGTTTTGTAGGAAAAGCTGCCGGACCCCAGCATTTTGGCAAACATCCACTCCTTGCGCCGGTAGCTCCGGTTGGTCAGGTTGAGCATCTCCCGGGCCAGCGTGGCCTTGGCGGTCTGGTGGACGTTTTCCGTGCCGGGTTTCCGGAGGTTGTTTAAAAACTCCTCGTCAAAATAGAGCTTTTCGCCCCAGAAGGCCGCACGCGCCGAATGGGGCTTGGCCCCGCCGATATAGCCCCGCGGGGTCAGCTGGCCCGGGCCCTTGAAAGGCGCCATGCGCCGGCCGCCGGTCTGGCTTTCCCATTCAATGGTGTCGGACTCGGCCCGAAAATCCGGAAACATATTGACAAACATCAGCGCCGGTGGCCGCTGGAATTTGGAAACCAGTCGCCGCAGCACCTCCAGCCGCATGGCTGGAACATCGCTTCTTCCCTTCATGTGTCACCCCCTGAAAAACTGTGCCCGGCCAGGGCGGTTGTCGCGCCGGCCGAACCGGTTTGCGTTTACTTGAAAATGGTCAGCTGGCCGTGCTCGCTGCTGCCCATGTCGGTTTCCGCGTCATCGTCGTAGTTGACAAGCGACCCGGTATAGAGCATGGCGTTGCTGATCAGCAGCTGGCCTTCCGAGGTTTTGGCGTTTGCGCCGGTGCCGGTGTCGCGCGCCACGGGCAGGATTCCGGCGCAGGTGTCTGCGCCCTTGACCGCGATATAGGCAAACCGGCTGGTCTTGAAGTCCGACATGGTCTCGCCGGAAACCGCGGTGACCGAAACTTCGGCCATGTGCGTGTAGGTGTCGCGGTCAATGGCGGAGATCGCGTCCAGGGTTTCAGCGGCCGTGGTGTCGTCGTTGATGTAGACCTCGTCGCCCACGCTGAACTTGTAGCTGTCGTCTTTTCCGACAAACAGCGATGTGGCCCCCTCGCCGCTGTCCTGCAGCAGATAAGCCCGGGCCGGGGCGGTTTCCTTGCCCGTCACCGTGGACGGGTCATAGGGCACGTACCGGCCGCCGTTGCCGTCGCTGGAGCCGTTTTTGGCCATGGCCGTGCCCTTTTCCAGCACCCCGTAGCCTTTCTGCAGGGCCACGGGCGGCGCCAGGGCCATTTTCTCGTCGCTGTAAAAAAGCTTCTTGTACCGCCCCTCAACCCCGTGCTGAACGAACGGTGCATCTGGTCTGTCACTCATGGTTCACCCTCCTTTGGTCAAAAATCGTTAAACCGGGTCCATTGTCCGGCCATCGGGCCGTCTACTCGGTTTTGCCCCCCTGCCCCACATAGCCGGCCAACTCGTCGGCTTCCTTGTCGTATGCCTCGTCGCTGGCCCGGCCGCCGGCTTCACCCCCGCCGCCGGCGCCCACGCCCATGATGGCGTCGCTGCCCACGTTTTCCCAGTCCGCGATCTCGTCGGCCACGGCCTTTGAAAACCCGTCCCGGTCAAACGCGCCCGAATCGTCCACAAAATCCTTGACCAGTACGCCGTTTTTGGCCTTCTTGTAGTAGCCCACCGGAATGTCGCTTTTGGCCAGGGCCGCGTCCCAGATCCGATCACCGGCGTCCTTGATGGCCTGAAAGGACCGCTTGGCCTCGGATTTTTCCAGGGACTGGATTTTCTCCGACTGGCTCTGGATGACCTGGGTCTGGTTATCGATGGTGGCGCGCATCTCCTGGATCTGCTTGGACACGTCCCCGGCGCTGTCGCCGCCGGATGCCGCCAGTTCGCTGCGGACCTGGGTTTCCACCTCGGAGCGCACCTCGCTTTTGAGGCTTTCCTTGACCTCTCCGGCAACCGCGGTCTTTGCCTCTGCCATCAATGCCTCGTAAGCCTCCGGATTTTTGGTTTTAAGCTCCTGTAAGTCTTTCATACTGTTTACCCCCTTGCCTGTTGAGCGTTTAACGGAATGACGGGACTTGATTTCTTCAAGCGCGGCTTCGTAGGATAAAATTTTACTGGCAAGCCCCGCGTCCACTGCACTTTGGCCGACATAAATACCGGCCTCCATGTTTTTGATTACATCAAAAGACAGGCCCAGATACCGGGCCGTCATTTCCACAAATTCACGACCGTGCTGATCGACCATTTCCTGATATTCCTTTTTGGCCTCATCGGAAAGCGGCTTAAAAGAAGCAAAAAGGTCTTTTTTCCGGCCGTATGTAAAAGACTCCACATTGACACCAAGGCCTTTAAGACGCTCGGAGATATCTTCGTGGACAACAATAGTGCCGATAGACCCTGCCCTGCCGTCGCGATCTATAAATATTTCATCCATGGTAGATATAAGGCCATATGCCGCAGAAAACGCATCCGGGCTGACAATGCCATACATAGGCTTCTGCCCACGATAACCTGCTACTTCTTCCATGGCATTAAATAACCCGATACCAATCCCACCGGGACTGTCATACCAAGTAACAATTGCATCAACTTCGCTATGCCCCTGGGCGGCAGCCATTGCCTGACGGATTGCCGGATAAGATGAAACTATGCCATAGCGGACCAGGTAGGAGCTGGGGTCTTTATTGGTTAACGGACCGGTGACCGGAATAATCGCGACATTATCTTCGATCTTAAAGCCTGGGCGCTCCTCTTCGTCCTCCATAATGAAAAAAAAGTCTTTTATAAGCTCATCTGCAGGCTTGCCGGTCTGAGACATTTGTTCCATCATGGCCGACAGGTTGTACCTGAAAGAATATAACGAATCGGGCTCCATATACATTGTCCGGTTGGCCGTAGCTGCATACATTTCAAGGACTTCGCCGGTCAACCCCTTATAGGCTGCACTATTCATCTGCATCCTCCTCTGGGGAGTCTTGTTTGGCATTGTTGTGTTCTCCCTGCTTTGCCTCGCCCTCTACTCGCTCCTGAAGGCTTTCCGCGTCCATGGTGTAAATTAATTTAGGGTATCGTTTTTCCTCTGTGGCCTTTCGCAGGCGCATGCGGCCGTACCCTCCAAAACCCATTCTTTTGGTAATATCTTTAAGGGGAACGCCTGTGGTCTCAGACAGCGGGCCGTGTTTGGTGCCCAACAGTCCTTTGGCACGGGCCTCGTAATCAATCATTTCCGAAGTGGGGAATGAAAACTCGATTAATTCTTCAGGCTGACGTTTTTTGTATCCAAACTTTGGCTGACCATTCTTGTCAAAAGAAATAGCCTCCCACGACCGGAAATACCTTGGGAACCTGGCAACCTTGTGCTTTAAAAAAAATACGCTGCCCCAAAAATCATGGCGCAAAAACCTTTCAAAATAAGCTATCTCATCTGATGTTCTGTCAGTCATTGGCCCCCGGTGCTCCTTGGCAGATGCATAGGTGCCCTGGCTTTTACCCATCATGGTATTAACAGATTCATTTAATCCTGATGACACCATGTCAAGAATGTCTGTGTCGCTATCTGTAATGTTGGGTAGGTTGGGATTTTTTACTACAAGGTCAAAACCAGGAGGCAGCACCAGGGTGCCACCGGGTGTTTTTTTAGCAGTTAGACCTGTTTTGGCTTTATCTTCATCGCTTAAAGCCATCCAATTTCTAAACTTGCGAATATCCTCAACTTTTACCACCCACAAATAAGAACTGGCAGCACGCTTATAATCAATCTCCCAATTTTTCAGCATTTCATACTTGTTAAGCCATCTTAAAACCGTGCGGAGGTAACTTGCAGAACGTTCCTGGATATAACCGCGATCCCAGTTGATAATAAATCTGAAATATTTGCCAACACCCTTATAGGCTCGCCTGCGGTCAATGCTTGTGCGCTGCTGCTCTTTATTAAACTTTGGATTTTGACCAGCAACCCGGATAAGCTCTTTTGGATAGTGGGCGATGTAAATAGAAGGAATTTGATATATTTGCTCTATGCCACTTTCATCCTTGAGCCTGGCATTATAAAACAGCGGCATCATGGTTTTAAATGGGTGGAAAATAATATCTTCGATAGCGCCAGGACGGATAAAGTCAACTTCCACAAATCCATCACGATGCACTGTCAAGCATAAAGGCATTTCACCTTCGATATGATTTCTGGCCACCATCTTGGGCCAGAAGTGGTACAATCTATTTCTGGGGTCCTTTTCAGTTTCTTCAACAACGTCTTGAATAATGTCAACTTCACTACAAGTTTCAAAACCAAGACCAACTAACCGGCCTACTAACCCGCGGACGGCTGTATTAATCTGCGGGTTATCATTAAATTTTTTCCAACACTCCTGGCGCAACTCCTCCAGATCCATATCGGAAAAATTGCTTGCCGAAAGACCATGAAACCCGTCAGGATCTGCGGAAGATTCGCCTCCCGACCCAAACTGCCACGGGACCGAAAATGTCATATGTTCAACGACATCGTCTGGCAGCTCTTCGATATACTTAGAGATATCATCAAGAGACATGGCAGGCTCTGTGCCTGAACTGAATTGGGACTGCTGTTCCATAGAGACCCGAAAAAAAATAAAAGATTATATATAGCTTGCTATATATATTTTCATTAAAATATTAAATTTGTCAAGAAAATTTAATATTTTATCTATTAATTAAACAACCTTATATCAAAAACACCCACACTATCGAAAAAAATTAGTACCGCCCCACCATGGCTGGATCCGGGAAAAAAGCCCCAAAAAACTCATTTCCGCTTCTCGGGTGAAAATCGTCCACACTTTTAAACCTACCGCCATAAATAGTTAGAGAAAGAGCAAACATTACATCATCCTGGATGCCGTGCTTGCGGGTTTTTTCCGGAGAGCCAAACCATTTGGTATCATCATCATGATCAAACTCGGTCATTTCCTCTTTAAGGATATCAGCGCCCCTGGAGCCTGGTACATGTACCCTGGCACTCTTAAACCGACCCTCGTCCACCAGGTTATAAAGCTCAGTAAAAGCCGCTAACTGAAGATTATAATTCCCCTGGAGCAATTCCATATCTGTTCCATTTTGTTCACACCAATCCTTCAGGTCCCAGGCTCCGTAACGCTCGCTGCAAAAAGTATCAACGCCGTCAAACTCACCATGAGCTTTATTTAATACTTCCTTAATCCCCTCAAGTGAATGATCGTGGACGCTAACCAAGTTTAACATCACATACAAATATTTAGGAGCCGTCAGGGTGCCCATATACGGATTACTCCTGCTGCCAGGCAAGCCTTTGGCCACTACGGTAACAATAGTTCTGGCTTTACTTCTGCGCTTCATGGGGTCGGCCCGGTCAAGCCCTGTTAGAATAGCCCAGTCCGTATCGTAAAGCTTCCCAAGATGAACCAGCTCATCAATAGTACACCCTCTTGGCTCGCCAAATGTATCCACCATTCGATATTCTTTGTCTGCCGGCCATAACATCTTTTCAATCTCAGCCAACTCACGGTCAGCTGAATAATGATGATCGTAGCGCTTGCCATCCAAGCCTGCATCTTTGAGTTTTTGCTCGCCTTCCTCGATAGATATCCTGCGGGCAATAGCTTGAACGACCTGACTATGACTGCGCATCAAATTATTGTATGCGCCTATGTAGTAAATTGATTCAACCTGTGCTGGGGAAAACACCTTATCGGCGCCGGCAGACCAGAGGTTCTTGAAGAATTTATCAAATGTAAGGGGATATTTGGTTTTATATGATTTAAGCTGTTTTTCAGTATTGTATGGATGCCAAAAATCTTTGGGGTTGGCCTCTTTCGACATTCTGTAGGAAAAAAACAAAGTGTCATCCTCACCCTTGCGCCACGCCTCATAAAGGCGGTAAAGCACGTGGGACTTAGGAGAAACTGTAGTGTCAATCAAACCAAAGGCATTGGGGACATTACGCATGGATGTGTCTATTTCATTGAAAAACTTTTCATTCTGCATCAAAAAAAATTCAGAAAAGGTAAAACCTGTAATGTTGGACAAAACACCTGTGAATGAAGAAACCGACTGAATAGTTGATACCACATTGCCCGCCTGATCGCGCATCCTGATTTCTTTGTCCCGGATATTTTTTTCACCAAGAATGGCCAGCAGGTTTGGGCTGTTATTGATCAGGGTACGCATATCATCAAAGTGGACAAACTTGCTCTGATCCTTACTGTTGGCAGACAGGGCGATTTTTTGATCAGGAAAGCAGATGAATTTCCAGATAACAATCAACACCACAAGAAAGCTTTTTCCATCCCCACGCATCCAGCAAAGGATAATCAGCCGATAAAGAAACTCCCCATTTTCCATACGCAGAGCTTCCCTGGCAACTTCCTTGTGTTTTTCCCAGAGCCCTTTATACGACCTTCCGGTTTCAGGATGGGGGATGTCAGGAAGTTCGCCCATTTTCCACCACCGCTTAACCTTCTCACCGATGGGATAAATCGGGGTCCAGATGTTATCCTCAACAAATTCAATAAAACCCTTGCCGCCATTCTGGTAAGTGCCATCCTGGAATTTATGGTAGGGTACAATATCTGTGGTATTGTTATTCTGCTTGCCCATGATTACCTGAATAACTCCATTTGCTCCTGCTCTCGACTGACAAGCTCATCAAAACTAAACACACGCTCGATATAAACACCTGGACTTCTTTGGTCCAACGAATACCACTTGCCTCTGCAAAGCAGCGGTACTGGAATTAGATGCTCCACATCGTCGTCTGGCAAAAATCCATGAGCTACAAAAAGGTCCGCAAGTATTTGAACAGCATTGTGAAAATCCCATCTTCTATTAGAATCACGGACAAAATGGAATCCCACCACTATGGGGAACCGGTCAATGCTATTGAAAAATGTACCAACCGAGGCCGCAAACACGTTGGGGGCTTTTTTATATCCGTCAACGCCCTTGCTGCTGTAATTTTTAATACCAAGATTACGCAGGTACTTTTTAACTGAATCGGAAAACACTAGGGTGGTAAATGTCTTTCCGCCCCTATTTACAGTCACAGGATTTTTCCCGTTTTTTATGCTGGGCACATTTCCAGGAATATAAATCATGATTCACAACTCCAGTTCTGGATCCTCCTGGTCCTGTAGTTTTTGGATATGCCTGAAATTTTCCTGCTCTGTTATTCTTTGGACCATCCGCTGTTTGATCATGTTTTCATACTGGCAGAACCGATCTTTCATCAGTTGTTCCATATATTTTTTTTGGTGCTTCCTGACATGACGAGCCACGCCACGCTCATCGCAAGGCCCCCATTGCCTGGCCTGGTTAACAAAATGTTTGGCTTTTATCAGCCCGAAGATGGATTGCACATCAATGCCAAGCCTTCCCATGGCGCCCAAAAGCAATATCATGCAGTCTGCGTATTCTTCTAAACTGACAGGATCATTTAGCAGTTCATCCACTTCATCTTTTAATTTTTGAATAGTCGGGGTTACATGCTTAATGCCTTGCCCGAAAACATCTTCTTGCCAGGTAACGATTTGATTTTGGATGACTTGCATTTGTGTGGATGTAGTGGGTAAGCAATCAAACGGGGTAATATTTTTTTGGTAACGGTTATCTTGTGCCATATATATTATACCCTCCCTGATACTCCAGCTGCATCCATGGCTATTTTATTCCATGCATGATGGGTGGCATATTTATATCTGCGAAAAGCATCCGCAGTCCCTTCTGCCTCAATTGCCATTAATTCAAAAGCAAGAACCACCTGACCTGCGACATTGGCTATTGTCCCGTTGTGCTCTTTGATAATTTTGGCAGTAAAGCGGCATTCTTCTGCTTTTCTATTTAGCAACGACATTAAAAAGCTTTCAAAAAAACTGTCTGGTACAGCACACAGCAAAGGCTGATTTTCTTTTTCTTTCATATTACACTCCCTATATCTGTATGGCCTTTCTGATTTGTTTCCCAATATCCTGCACCTCGCGTATTGCATCATGCAGACTTGTCGCATCAGATTTCATAAG